ATCTCCAGCTGAATTGTCCAGTTGTTCGGCTGAACCATCTGCTGATTTACTACAGCATTCATAATGATTCCATTATAATAGATCTTAGATCCATCACTGTTCTTGGAACCGAAGATCAGTTCCATGCACTTGTTGAAATCAAGGCTGTAAACGACATTGCGTCCTTCCTGGAACATGCCATTTCTCTCATAGATCTCACTGGTAACTTTGTTCCACTGGATCTTCTTCGGATCATTCACTGCATATAACCCCTCCAGGATATCAATACCATCCTGGGTGATCTGGTACTTACGTCCATGATTGAACTCATTGTACAGATTCAGAGTTCTCTCTGCAATAGTTCCCTCGCCGCGCTTAGATTCTACAGACTCAAATGCATAAGCCTCTCCATCTACGTGCGGTACCTGGCTAAATGTAAGTGTTACTGCAAGCCCCTGGCCATTCGGCATTGGCTCGATAAAGCATCCACGGTAATCCGCAAATGCAGGCTTAATCCGCTCATTCAGCAGCTTAGCCAAATTGTGTGTTGTGATTACACGTACAGTCTTTGTACCATTGAATGGTTCAAATTCCTTTACGTTGAGGGAGTATTTAACTCTCTCCTGTGTCTTGTTTTCATTCTCGCTCATATTAGGCGCCCTCCTTAAATAATTTTATCAATAATTAGTGAGTGCACTCACTAACTATCACCTTTATAATATATGCCCGAAATAAAGTTTACTCAGGCATATTTTGATGTATCATGAGCCAATGCAACTCCATGCATTTTCTTCATTACATCCTCAGCCATCTCTGATTCTACAAACTCTCCCTCTTTGGTATATCCTATAATATACATCTTATTTGAAGGAGTCTTTACTATCATATAGTCAATACCAATCTTACTAAGATCTACATCCTTAGCATAAGGTATTACATAAGTACTAGTAATATTAGTCCTAAAGGTATAGGATAATATTCCTGTAGTCAGAGCATCTAAATGCTCCTCAGTTTCATCAGTGAAATTGAGTTCTACATTCAATGGTACTATTCCGAAGCAAGCATTAAAATCATACATGAAATTATTCTGTAATAATAATGTCTTGACATCAGGACAATATCCAAAGATTAATTTATGGTTAGGCTCGTTAATTCTTTTCAACTCAGCCTGCCCTAATGCAAATAATGCAGTATCATATGGTTTTAATTTAACCATACTTAAGATAGTCTCTAACGTATCATCCAAGTATACATTTACTCCATTAGACATCTGTACCCCATTACATGCAGTCATAATAGAATAATCCATTCCTTCTAATATAGTATCAATAGATACACAGCATCCGGCGTATATCTGTTCTGGATAAGGATTATTATATTCATAGAAGATATCATTGACGTTCTGCCTGCATACACAATATGGTGTGCTATTTCCATCTTCTAAGTCAGAAGTTTTATGCAGGGTGATAATTACATCATCTACTGTTTTACCACCACCTGCATCTACATTAACCAAAGAGAATACCACGATTCCATCAGCTTTAAGCATTCTATAATTATCAAGGATATGCTGAGGATTTACTTTCTCTTCTCTTCCATCTTCATATCTGATTTTCACAGTATTAATATTTTGAGCTCTCATCACTCTAATGATCTCTAATTTATCATCTTCAATATATCTGTAGAATTTGCATCCTACTAAAGTTAATACATCTTTACTTGTCATTGCTTTCATTAGCTACATCTCCTTCCATATATCTCTCAGTTGCTTTATTAGTGAAAAACTATGGGAGGCTAGTTCTAAGCCTCCCACATGTGTATAATATACGATCGAAGAAAATATTACAATGCAATATTCTTGATAAGGCTGCCTATTCCCTTAAGAGTAGATCTTTTTATCTTTGTAGAGCCGTCATAGTAATCTGAGTTTTTATAGTACTCTGAGAAATTAAACTCTGGATCTGCTTTTTGCACTTTCTTCTTATACTTGACAAAGTCATTGAGTACTCTAGATCTAAGTCTATAATACTTATCCTTTACCTGCTTATCTTTATTTCTACAAGCCTGAATCTTTCCCTCTAATCTACATTCAATGAACCATAACTTACAGAGTTCATCTTTAATAGCATCAGCATTATCCAAACTCTTTAGAAGAGTATGGGTCTCCTGATACATAGTTTCATAGTTCTTATATGTAGATATAGTCAGATCCCCATTATCGTCAATCTCTAATGGGAAATTAGCTTCTTGACAAATAGCTCTAGCTTTAAGCATTCTATCAATAGACTCATAGATAGCCAGCACAATAGGATCATCATACCTAGCCTTAGCAGCTTCATACACTGTAGAAGTGGCAGGTTTAGCATTTCTCTGAAGCTTATTTACCATAGCTTGAACTTTCTTAGGATTATAGTCTTTAGCTTCTCCCTCATATACTTTATATACTGTGGGATTCTTAACCTGAGAAAGATTAGCAGGAGTAACCAAGTTACTAGACTTATTGGTAATATCCAAACCAATAAATTTAAGCATAGAGTCTACAAATTGAGAACAGATCATGCTTAAATCATGATTCTTATTCTTAGTTCTATTAGCCACTACATTGAATAGATTACTTACAGAGTAAGTAGCATTCTTCCAATTAGCAATATACCAGTCAAGATTACCTCTAAGCTTATCATATTGTCTCTTGGGAAGAAATACTACCTGCACAAAGATCTTGGCAGCTGCGCTATCTTTGATATATCCAGTAATAGATTCAAATGATAATCCACCTCTAGCCTTAGCATTCATATTATATGAATATAATCTCTCTAAAGCAGCATCAAATCCTATTGCACTATGAGAATATGCTGCAGAGGTAACACTAGTAACTAGCTTACCAAATGTAGTATAGGTATAAGTACATACTATATACACTGGATAGAGTAGCTCCTTAGCATCTTCTATCACCAAATCTTCTTCAGGCATTTTAGCAGCAGTCTCAGTCAGATCTATCAATCTCACTGAATGAGCCTTTACATATTCATATAGATTTTCTCTAGCAGATATGAAAGCTTCTGTAGTAGGCTCTATTTGGAATGGCCACCCCATCTTCAGCATAGCATACTTATTCTCCATAGTAGGATTAGCAACTACTTTAGCATATGCTTCTCTAACCATTCCGCCATATTCATCACCAGCGCCAATCATGCAAGTTCTGCAATAGTTATCAAACCACTCCTTTTCTTCATCATCCATATCATCTACTATGCCAGTCTGATACATTTCATCTGGATTAAATAACGGCACATGATTAGGAAGTTCATCCTTGGTAATAGTAGTATCTTTCTTAATATCATCTATAGCAGATACGAAATCACTCTCAGTATTTACACTTTCAAGGATGGTACTTGAGTCTAATGTACTCTGATATTTCTTGAGTAGATTAGACATAGCTTGTATAGTATCCATATTAATCATCTCCTTTATTGTCTCTATAGTGCTCAGCATTCCATCTGATCTCATGTATTAACCATGATAGATCTCTAAGAATACGTACTCCATATATTGGAATATATATGATTAAATATAACTTCACAAATGGGATCACGTAAGAGAAAATAATATTGAAAATGTCTGTATATCTTTCGATAACATCTGGGTCAAGAAACATCCTAGACCTCCTTCATTAAATCTAATTGCTCTTGTAGTTTATTTAATTCGAGCATCTTATCCCCCAATATACCAGACATTACATCTTTTTCTGTCTGTTCAATTTCACCCCATACATCAGTAGCTTCTTTTAATGCTGGATCTAATGCTAATTGATTATAGCTGATAAAATCATTACCAGTAAATGCTTTATAGATAGATGAATTATCAAATATCTTATTAGAGAATAATGATTCATCTATAAGTCCTACAGGATAATATAATGAGTAATTGCAATCCTTTAATAGATCGCAACCACTCTCCATCCCGCTCTCAGTATAAATCTCCTGTAATAAAGCATCTTTAGCTACTAATAAACCTTCTTCTAAAGTGATATTGTTTTGATAGTGCACCAAGATAGGCGTACTAGGACAGCTTATTGGTTCCATAGATTCATTCACTCTGAATATTTTATTTCCTTTCTCATAAGTATCGTCTACTAATTGAAGCTTTAATTCTGCTAAGACTTCTAATAATTGCTCGAATTGATTATTAGTTACCCTCACATAATTAAATTCTCCGTCTTCTTTAATTCTATTCTCCTTTGCAATTTGTTTAGCCCTATAAGATTCCATAGGGCGATTATTAGGATTGTCTCCACCATCTTTAATCTCCACAATAAGATTATATGGTATGATCATCATGTCAGAAATATAGTGAAGAGTCTGCCCCTCAAACTCATATGGAATGATAGGCCCCGGGCACATGATATCCCTAGGAGAATAATTCATTACCTTATCCAGAAACTCTAATACATTTCTTTCATATTTCCCAGTATATGTAATCTTCTCGCCTTTGAAATTGTACGTTCCGGAGATCTTTCTACCTGCTAACATCTTCTCTTGGAATTCAGGGTCTGCTGCAAGATTCCATGTACCATATTTATTAGCCTTTCTTGCATTGACCATCTCAATATATCTTTCCTTACATTTAGGGTCTGGAGAGAGTCTATCATATCTGCAAGTATTTTCATTCCAATTGGTCTTTCTTCCACAACCACAGACACAAGTTCCATATTCTTTCTTATTAATATAATTGAATAATACTCTATTAGCAGAGTATCCCTGTGGAATCATATCACTATGACTTTTCTCTATATGAGATACAAGCTTATCCTTAGTATCATGCTTGCCGCAATATGGACATTTATATCTTTTCTTGCTTTTAGATGCAGCCTCATTTAGTATATAATCAGACATCATTTTACACCCCCTTCGGAATTTATCTATAAGTTCACTTAGGGGAACAATCCTATAATTGACACAGATTTCGGTTAATTACGAATATTTTTCTAATAAGCGAAACAAAATAATATAGTTTAGGAGGGTAAGGATACTATGACTGAGTATTTATTATCAACCAATGATTTTGGAGAACCTACAGTATTAAAAGATAACTCTGCAAGAGGTATTAATATTCTTAGACTACTTATATTGACCCCAGGCCATAATCCATTATTTCCTGAAATGGGTTGTAATCTGATTAAGTATCGTCATATTATGTCTGATGAGTTACCTAAACTTAAAACACTCGTAGAGACCCAGATTGAAACATATCTTCCAGAGTGCTTATTAGACTCTGTAGAACTTCAAATCGTAAACGGAAAGTATATTAATATCATTATCCAATGTCAGGATGGAGTCACATATACATATGACTCGACATTAGATATATCACCAGTATCATTGGAAGTGGTATATTAAAAAGGAGGATTTATAAATGGCAGACATTAATCAATTGAAAACAGGACCAGCTACCAATGCCCCAATTCAGATTACTGATCCTAATCTTGCTGCATCGACAAGAAAACCGATCAATATCAACTTAGCTGATCTCAATGACACAAAAACTACTGCAGAAGATCAGAAGAAATCTGTAGCAAAAGTCCAGAATGCTATAGATACAGTTACTGCAAATACACCATCTAAGACTGTAGGAGATACTAAAGTATTTAATCCTGCAGATATTCCTAACTTCAAAGACCCAGATGAGCCTGGCATGACCACTATGGAAGATGAAGTTAAGAGCCAGCTCCATGATGCCATTGAGCGTAAACAGCAGGAAGCTAGAGAAGAACTTGAAGCTCTTAGAGCAGCAAGTGAAGTAAACAAGAAGATCGCTGAAGCTCAAGGAATCACATTCGATGAGGATGGCAATCCTATTGATAAGAATGGCAATCAGGTAACAGAGTTATCAGATGAGGATAATCTTGAAGCAGCATTAGATATTGAGCTTGCTCAGATGGGTGTAGGACATATGAATCCACCTCACGAGGACGACCATGAATATGAGCAGGTAGATGATGCTGAGTTTGATGCTCTGATGAATGAGTTTGATCAGGAGCATCCTGGAGATGAGATTGCTAGAGCAGCAGATCACGAGTCCAATATCACTCCTGTAGAAGAGATTGCTCCTCCTATTGACTTATCTCAGTACAGAGATTATCAGGAAGAGGAATTAGCTGCTGAAGAGGATGGTTATATCACAGATGACGTAGATCTTGCAGAAACAGAGTCCCCACAGGATGATGCTCCAGAGTCAGATGACGATGATGTAGATGGTCTCCTCAAAGAACTTGAAGAGGCTAATGGCGATGGAGAAGATGAAGATCTTGATGAAGAGGAGCAGCAGAAAGAATTTGAGGAATTTACACAGGAAGCTTCTAAGATCATGAACTTAGCTCCTCGTAGATTAGATATCTCAGACTTTAAGGTTGCTGGTAAGATTTCTGCTACATCAGTATTATCCTCACTTACTTCAGGTAAGGCTGTTGATAGTAGTGACTGGGCTTTGTCTAACTCTAGACTTCCGATTACTATGAGCAAATTCAATGGTATTGACTTGAAGAATCTGTCTAACTTCTCTTCTGGTAGAAGAAATAGACAGAATACTGCTATGGAAAGATATAAGCTGCTGTATGATCATGATCTGAATCCATATAAGCCGGATACGGTTGAAGGATGGGCTAAGACTATCTCCTCAGAAGATGAAGATGATCTCTTCTTCGCAGTATATGATGCTACATTCCATAATGCTAATCATATTCCGTATACTTGCCCGAATGAGAAGTGCAGTCATGCATGGATCTCTCCACATATTCCGACATCTAGTATGTATAGATTCGTGGATCCTGAGTTTGAGAAAGAATTCATGGCTATCAGAGATAAAGGACCTGTAAAGGGACAGCAGAGAAATATCACTACTAAGATTGTACCTATTACAGATACTATTGCAGTAGGTGTAAAGAATCCTGACATCTATGATAGAAGATTCGTATATGGCTTGGTAGGTGCAGAGTTCTATCAGAAGTATTCTGATGTATTAGACATCTATCCATTCATCGATCAGTTCTACAAGATTGACTTGATCAATAAGAGACTTGAAGAGATCGTTACTGCACCTAAGGGCAAAGAGGGAGAGCTTCTTAAGAATATTAAGAATCGTGTCATCATCTATAACCGTATTATCAAGTCACTTGATACTGATGAGTACAATCTCCTTATCGCAGTATTAAGTCAGAGAGATGAAGAGCAGGATAAGAAGCGTGTAGAATACTTCATTCCTGCAGCAACTTGTCCTAAGTGTGGTAGAGCTGTACCTGAGCAGATTCTTAATGAATCTAACGGTAATACGATTGAGACACAGCTTTTTACACGGCGGCCTTTGGCACTCATAGCCAATACATCGACAACCTAGTACGTGTAGGTAGATATTGTAAAGGCTTTGCTTCGATAGATCAACTCCAGCTGATGCCCTACGAGGACTTCCACGAGTTGTTCTATCAAGCATACATGCAAGCAACGACTGACGAAGGCCAGAAACAACAAGAAGCAGATTTAATAGAAGAAGAATTTGAGGAAATGATTCCTCCGCAGTATTATGGATCAGCAGATATGGGAATAGCAATTAAGAATGCAATAGAAGCAGAGAAAAATAAGCCTAAACCAAATAAACCGCCAAGGAGATAAGTAATAAATGAGTAATGATAGAATTTCGTATATCAACTCCATTAATTTCCATGATGGCCAGCAAGATAATGTAGATGTAGCTCCTGCTATTATCAGATACTTTGATGAGACTATGGGGCTATATGGTATTATAGGAGCTAATACAGCTTCTATAGATGCTACAACCGTAGATGGATCTATGATGTTCTGTGTCAAACTAAAATCTGTTTTTGATGCTGACGCACTGGAAAGCATATTGGAACAAACGACTATTACTTTTATATATTTTAGATCATTCTCTATATCATATACTAGGCATAGTGATTTAGAAGTATATA